TATGAAAAGGTTACGAGCTTATTAGAGCAACAGCAACCCGACAAAGAGCCTGTTATTGACGACTTCGAGACGCATGACGAGTATGTTAATGCGTTGGTGGATTACAAAGCGAAAGCCCAAGTCCAGCAAGAACGTGAACAAATGATGCTGCAACAACAGCAAGTGCAACAGCAACAAATTATGCAAGAGCGCTTATCGTTAAGGCAGCAACAAGAAGCTGAATTTATGACTGAGAACCCTTTGTATAAGGCTTCCGCTCAAGAAGTGGATGCATTTATACAAGGTATAAACGAAGCCGAATTACCGCGAGGTACTACGGACGCAGTTTTAACACAGTTATATCAAGGCAACGTTCCAGAAGTTATTGATTACTTTGGCTCGAATGATGGTGAAAACTTGGAAGAGTTAGGCGAAATAACGCGTATGACACCACCAGAGGCGGCTGTAGCTATATATAAGATACAACAGAAACTTTCGAATAGTCCTGCGGTTAAAAAGGAAACAAAACCCAAGACTAAACCTGTCGATAAACCCCCGAAAGGGAACGCTTCAGGTAAGAAGCCTTTACACAAACAAGATGGTAAAGGCGTTATGGATTGGGTCAATTCATAAGGAGTATGTATTATGGCTAATACACACAACAACATTAAAGATGTCGCTGGTATAATTGCTAAAGCGGCAGCGCAAACGCTAAAGGACAATATGGTATTTTGCGATACTATTGACCACGCGGATGCGAGTGATTTTGACGGTAAGAACGGATATAAAGCTGGAGATACGATTTATACATCTATCCCTGCGCGTTATGTTCCGCAGACTACTTTTGATATCACATCAAGTATTCAAGACAGTGTAGAAGAAAAAGCTGCACTTGCATTGGATACTATTTCAACAGTAGGTATGGAAGCGGATACAACTGAATTTGCAACCGAAGTGGAACTTAAGAGCTATATCAAGCGCTTTGTTGTTCCTGCGGCGGAAAGTATTGCACAGGATGTTGAGCAACGTTTCTTGGAGAAAGCTACAGACGCAACTTACAACAGCGTCGGTACTGCGGGGTCTAACACCTTCACAGTTTCCGATGTTCTTGATGGTCGCACTAAGCTTAACCAAGCCCTAGCACCACGCGCAGACAGAAGCTTCTTGCTTAACTCTGCATCTGGCGCACAGGCTGTCGATGCACGTAAAGGTCTTTTCCAATCTTCTAGCGAGATTGAAGGCCAGTACAAAGACGGTATGATGGGAATGGCTGACGGCTTCAAATGGTACGAAAACGAGCTAATCAACACACACACACTTGGTAACGATGTTACTGGTGTTGCTGTTGATGATGCTTCTGTATCAGAAGGCGCAAGCACATTGCACGTTGATGGGATCACAACTGGTTCTGGTACAGTGACAAAAGGTTCTGTCTTTACAATCGCTGGTGTAAATAAAGTACACCCGATTACTAAAGAAGACACTGGCGTATTACAACAGTTTGTTGTAACAGCCGACGTTACTGCATCAGGTGTATCTGATGCTGACCTTGCTATTAGCCCTAGCCTTTACGCTGGTTCTAATGGTTTGCAAAACATCACTGCATTGCCAGCCGATGACGCTGCACTAACATTTGTTGGTTCAGCTTCAACAGCATATGCACAGCCTCTTCAGTACCACAAGAACGCATTTAAGATGGTTTCAGTACCACTTATTATGCCGACTAATGCTGAATTTGCAGCGCAAGAAACTGTTGATGGTATCACAGTAGCGGTTGTCCGTGACTGGGATATTCTAGAGCGTAGAATGGTTACACGTTTGGACTTCCTTGGCGGACTATCTGCCGTGCGTCCAGAGTGGGCTTGTCGCGTAACAGCTTAATTTATCGAGCACATCCCTTACGGGGTGTGTTCCCTTAAATTAAGAAAGGACTAAACAAATGGACATTGAATTTGAAAAAGACGGCGCTAAAAAGGTCACACACGAAAAGTTTACAGAAGACCTTGTTGCTATCGGCTGGAAGGTCGTCAAGCCAAAAGCCAAAAAAGCACCAGCCAAAAAGTCTACCGCTAAAAAGGAAGAGTAAGATATGGCAGATGCACGGGATATCATTAAGGCAGCGTTAAGAAAGATACATGTTCTTGGCACAGGCTCGTCGTTGGATGCTAATGAAGCTGACGACGCACTTGGTACGTTGAATGATATGCTAGCGTCATTTTCTGCGGAAGGTGCGATAGTATTTCAGGAGACAAAAGAAACGTTTAATCTTTCTAACCAAGCATCGTTCACTATAGCTAGTGGCGGTGACTTCAACACGACTGCGCCTTTGTATATCACGTCTGCATATGTAACACAGGGAAGCACAGATTACCCTGTTACACCTTACGATGAGCAAGAATACTCGCGTATATCACAAAAGGGTGTTAGCGGTTCTGTTCCACGTATTTATTACTATGATAGTAATTTCCCAACAGCGACAATATACTTATACCCCGTACCATCTGGCTCTGATACATTTACGATGATAAGTCGAAAAGCCCTAACAAGCTTTACAGACCTAGATACTTCCTTTGCTATGCCTGAACAATATAAGGCAATGCTTATATTCAACTTGGCTATATGGCTAGCACCTGAGTATGAGCGTGAACCAAGTTTTACTGTTAAAGAGTTGGCGGCAAAGACAAAGAAAACAGTTATGATACAGAATGAGCGCAATGAGAAGCACGCTTCTATGTTGACTGGTATCCCTAGCCGTGGGTCAACAGGCCAATATTCAGATAATAACGTCCTTGGAGGGTACTTCAATTGATAATCCCCTTCGTTGGACAAAGCTACCAAATGGATGCTGTTAGTTTTGATAACCAACGGAGCGTAAACCTATACCCCTTAATATCAGAAGGTAGTGACAGTAAATCAGCAACGGCACTAAGGTCGGTTGCTGGGTTACTACAGTTCACGACAGCGGGTAATGGCGGTATACGTGGCGCTATAGAAAGTGATGACAGGGCTTTTGTTGTTACGGGCGATAAGTTTTATGAAGTATTTGAAGACGGCACAAGCACAGAACGCGGTACGTTACTGACACCGACAGGTATATGCCAGTTAGAAGAGAACCCAACTCAGATAATGATAATAGATGGGACATATGGGTACATATATAACAAGGCAACAAACGCACTAACACAGATTACAGACCCAGACTTTCCACAGCCTGTATCATTAACCTTTCAAGATGGTTATTTTATTGTCGTAAAAGCCGATAGTGCGCAATTCCATATCTCAGGTATCAATGACGGTACATCATGGGGCGCTACTGACTTCACAACAGTTGAAAGTTCACCAGATAACCTTGTAGCTGTTAAATCAGATAGCTCTAATCTATGGTTATTCGGAACAAAGTCGACAGAAGTGTACCGAAACACAGGAAACGCGACATTTCCCTTTCAAGTTATTGACGGCGCGTCTATTGAAACAGGTTGCGCTGCGGCTGACACGGTTCAAGAGATTGGTGACGCTATTTACTGGCTTGGGACTGATGAAAACGGCGATAGTATTGTATGGCGCAGCGCAGGATACAACGCAACACGTGTTTCAACACAAGCAATTGAGAAAAAGATAGCAGAAAGCACCAATTTTAGGGAAAGTTACGCTTGGGTCTATCATGAGCGTGGTCACGCCTTCTATATGCTGCAAGTTAAGAGTTTAAAAACAACAATCTGTCTAGATATATCGACAAATGCGTTCCATGAGCGTGTTTATCGTAACACAACAACAGGTGCAGAAGAGCAGCACCGTGGTTCGTGTCATATATTCTTTAAACAGAAGCATTTAGTCGGTGATAGAGAGACAAATCAGATATATGAGATGTCACTAGACTATTACGACGATAATGGCGACCCGATGATTAAGAAACGTGTATCTCCGCATTATGATGAAGAGAGGCAGCTTATAACACACGCGCAATTCGAGCTTGATATGGAAATTGGTGTCGGATTACAGTCAGGTCAAGGTAGCGACCCGCAAATCATGATGCGTTATTCAGATGACGGCGGGAATACGTGGTCGGATGAGTTATGGCGTGATATGGGTAAAGTTGGTAAGTATAGAACACGTGTTAAGTGGAATAAATTAGGCAGATCACGGGATAGAGTTTATGAGGTAAGTGTGTCCGATCCTGTTTTCGTGCAGATCAACGAGGCATATTTAAATGGCGTATAACCCAGCACCAATACAGCAAATGATACAAGACTCAGAGGGGCGCACACCTCAAGTGTGGCTGCGTTGGTTTAAAGCGCTGGATAGCGTTGTAATAACTGGCACTATTACTCTAGACGCAAATCAGGCTAGCACCACGTTTACAGACCCACATATAACGCCATCCAGTATAGTGACATTAACACCAACCACCGCAAATGCAGCATTGGAAGTTGGTAACGGGTCTTTATATATATCATCTGTTACAGACGGCGCTTTCACAGTAACGCACGCCAATAACGCGCAAACGGATAGGTCGTTTAATTACGGGGGTTTCTCATGACTTACACGGTAAACAAATATCAGACACGTGAAGAAATGGCGGCGGAAATAGAGACGCATCTAGCAACAATATCTTCAGGTGGCGGAGGTGGTGGCGCAGATGGTGATAGTGCTTATCAAATATGGTTAGATGAAGGTAACTCTGGAACAGCGCAAGACTTTCTTGATGCGCTCGTTGGCGCACAAGGATCACAGGGTGCTCAGGGTGCTCAGGGAGCGCAAGGAGTACAGGGTATTCAAGGTGAGCAAGGGCAAGCGCCTGCGTTCTCAATGGATATAATAGAATTAACACAAGGTACAATGCAACAACACGACAGTACCGCTGATTTAGCTATTGAATGGAAAACACAAGACGCGACCAATACAAACTTTACGCACAGCACATCAACGAACCCAGAGCAAATAACTTGCGTTAATGCGGGCTGGTTAGATGTCCGCTACGCTATTATGTACGATCAAGATGATACTGCAAGACTTAACACCGAGGCGTATATAACCTTAAATGGTGTTAGGGTTGAAAAATCCACATCAAGAAAAACATACTATAGGGGACTTGCTTACGGCAAGTATGGTGACGAGAGCCGTGCTTTCTACTTACAGGTTAGTGCAGATGATGTTATTGAATTACATAGCGGCGTCACAGATGGTAACGATACATTTACCTTAACAAGAGCAATAGATACCATACCAAGTATAACTAATATACAGATCAGGTATTTAGGATGATTAGAAAAGCCACAGCCTCAGATATACCTGTTATTCTCGACATGTACGAGAAGGGATTGATTGAATTAGGTGCGACTGATATATCGGAAAGTATGCTGCTTAAAAAGGTGGTTAATTCGTACCATCTAGCCCCTTGCTTTCTATTAGTAATTAATGGTATAGTGGAGGGCATGGCTGGCCTTACGGCAGTCACATCCTCGCATAATGGCGTTGCAACACTAAATGATTACATGTTCTATGTGAATAAAGAGCACAGAAACATCGATAATCTTGGTGGTCTGGTTAAAGAAATCAAGAAATTTGCAAAAGACGTTAATATGCCAATCAAGCTAGAATTTTTATCAAATAACGATTTAGAGTTAAAGAAGCGCGTGTTGGAAATGCACGGCTTTTCAGTGTTTTCAGTAACAGGAGTTTATAATGGGTAAAGGCGGAGGCGGCGGCGCTGACACTTCAGGATTAGAGGCAGCTACCAAAGAGGCGACTGCTTTACAAAAGATGATTTACGAACAAACCCGTGAGGATAGCCAGCCTTGGTATCAAGCGGGTGTTGGTGGTATCAGTAAGCTTTCCGACTTACTCGGTATTTCTGGCGGCTCCGTCCAAGACCGTGACCAGATATACGACAGCTTAATAGACCAATACACCACTACAAGTACAGTTGGCGGTAATAATAACATGATGGTGACACCAGATGGCACAATGATTGATGTCAGTAATCAGGGCGCACTAAGTAATTGGATAGAAGGTAGTGAATACAGCCCCTTAAACGGTGTTGGGCAGGATATATTGTACGCCTCTAGTCAGGGCGATTACGACGCACTATCACAGTACGGCTTTGACCCATTTAGTCAATCACAAGAGACAACTGACTACGACGCATTAAACGCGGCTGTTGACGCGCAACTTGCAGGACAAACAACACCAGAAGGTTACGGTTCACTACTAGAAGCCTTCTCAATGGATAAGTTTGAGGAAGACCCGTCGTATTTGTACAGACAGGAGGAATCTAATAAAGCACTTGAAAGAGCTATGGCAGCGCAAGGTGTTACTCTTGGCGGCGGCGGTTACGGCGCTATTAACCCGCAAGTAGCTAAGGCACTACAAGACCAAAATCAGAATATGGCCTCTATGGAGTATGGTAACGCATATAGTCGTTATAATGCAGACCAACAGAATGTCTATAACAAGCTTATGGGCATTTCTGGTATGGGTCAAAACTCGACAGGGCAAATGGCGCAAGCAGGACAGAACTACGCCACTAATACAGGTAATTTAACGACAGGATTAGCGTCCGCGCAATTAAACGCGCAAATGGCTAATCAGTCGCAACCCAGTATGTTTGGGTCACTGCTTGGCGCTGGCGCACAACTTGGTGGCTCTTTCCTTGGCACAGAGGCAGGGGCGGCTGCTTTAGCTGGTGTATTCTCAGATATACGCCTCAAGGAAAATATTAAGCTTGTCGGCGTAGAAAACAAGCACAACATATATGAATTTGACTACAAGGACGGTTCTGGCAGGTATCGCGGTGTTATGGCGCATGAGGTTCAAGAGAGTGAACCAGAGGCGGTCATGCTGATGCCTAACGGTTACTTAGCTGTCGATTACGACATGATTGGCCTTGAAATGGAGAAGGTATAAATGGCATTCGAAAACGTATTTAGAGGCATAGATTTCGACGCACCAAATCGTGCGGCGCGTGCAGATCAGAAAATGCTAATGCAACAAATTGGTATGGGTATAGCGAATTACCAAAAGGGGCAGGACAGGCAGCTTCAACAAAAGCAGCTTGATATAAAGGCGGCTGAAAAGGATGCTTTTAACCTTAAAGCTGTTGGGCAACAAGCTTTGTATGAGCTAAACCTTGGCGCGCCCGCCACACCAGAGCGCGTTGCGGCAGCACAAGCCTACTCCCAAACACAAACACCAGCTTTTAATCCTATTAGCGGTAGGCAAGCGCCTTCTGCATTCGAGCAAGCAATGGGACAAACTAAACCGATTAGCAACCCGCAACGTGATGCCGCTATAGCCACACAGTCAGACGTAACGCAGGTAGCACCTCTAAATTTCGGTAGCCCAGTGTCGCAATATAACGATATTGGCGACATGACGGCGGGTAATGCCCTTGTGGCAGAACAAGCTGGTATAGAGCAGCCACAAACAGCGCCGCAAATACCTATGCCCTCTAATGCAAGCCCTAAAACACAACAAGCCACAGAAGAGGCTAATGTTGACTTGCAAAAGCAGTATGCGGAACAGCGTATGAAAAGCCTCCATGAAGGGCAAGTTCTAAACAAGGCTAGTATCAAACAACAGTCAGATTATGAAGCTAATGTCGATAAACTTTTAAAGAGCTACGAAAAACTAATAAAAGCTGGTGGTGCAGTGCAGACACTTACTGACGATTACACTGTCGATGATGTATTCTCAAACATATCCGCCAGACTTGGCGCTTCAACCGCTGGAAGAGTGGCTGGCGGTGCTGTTGGTACACAAGCTGAAGCTGCACGGCAAGATATAGCCACAGTGCTACCATTGATGTTCGGTGAATTAAGGACATTAATGGGCTTAACGGGTAAAGAGGTTGACACACAGAAAGAGCGTGACTTCTATCTAAAAGCATTAACCGACGACAAAGTTAATATAAAAACCAATCTAGAGAATATAAGAGGGCTTTCTACACGCTTTGGTAACGGAGAAACAGCCAAGAAAGTGGACAGGGTTATGGGTATGTTAAAAGGCGGCGGATCACTTAAATCTAAATACGGGCTAAAATGACGGATTTATTACGTATAAAAGAGAATGTTGCAAGTATGGCGGCTCAGGGTGCTTCTGAGGCGGAGATTGACGAGTATATTACTGTTGAAGAGGGTGTCTCTATTGAAGATGTTCGTGCGTTCCAAGGAGGGGCGCAACCCCCGCAGGCGCAACAAAGAATAACAGACCAGAATTTTATGCAATCCTTGTGGGAGGGTGGTAAGCAAGGCTCCACTATCGGAGCTAGTGACGAATTGCAAGCTGGTATAGCCGCGTTATACGCTAAGTACGCGCCTGAGTTTATGGGTAACGTACCAGCCGACGAACGTGCTCCAATAGGTGAGCTATACGATGACGCTTTAGGTGATTTTAGAAGTGAATTAGCGGGCGCAAGAGAACAACACCCGTACGCCACATTAGGCGGGGAAGTTGCAGGGGCATTTGTGCCAGCAATGGGAATGGCGAAAGGGGTAACAAGTGCAAGCACACTCGGAAAATATGGACAAGGCGCTAGAATGGGTGCAGGAGCAGGGGGTATATACGGTTTCAACACAGGAGAAGATGGTTTCGCGAATAGAGCGTTGGGTGCTGCCATTAGCGCACCTGTGGGTGCTCTTGGCGGCGTTGCTGGGGTTGCTGCTAGTAACGCTATAGGTAAGGCTGTTAGGAGTGATGTAGGCCAAAAGCTTACGAACCGTGCAAAAGACATATTCCATAAGAAACAAATACTTAACTTAACCAAAAGAGAAGCGTCAGATTTAGCGGCAGTAGAAAAAGGTAAGATATTCACAAAATCGAAAGGTCAGGCCACACAAGACCCTAATATACAACAGGTGGAAGCTGAGGCAATGGGTAAAGTTTACGGTGAAGAGGCGGCGCATATGTCTCGCATGGCTCAAGTTATGCAAAGCCGAGAAAGAAGGGGCTTCTTATCTAAACTAGGGGATATAGACAAAGCTGGTGACGCTAACGATGTTGTAGAAGGCGTGTTTGAAACCATTATGAAACAAGCTAAGTCTTTAAAAGGTAAGGTGGATAGCGCTTACACCTTAGCAAGAGAAGGTGGGGGAGTAAAAATCAATACAGACGACATTCATGACGGTTTGTTCGCGTCAATTATTGATTTTAAACGCCAAGGTCAATACGACATAGGAATGATGCCGCATGTGCAGTCAACACTTAAACCATTAATAAGTTTGGTACGTAAATCATCTGGCGGTAAGGTTACGAGCGCTAATTTATCTAGTTTAGAGAACTGGCGCACAAGAGTTACAAGAGGGTTAAAAAGTAGTACAGACCCATCCGAAAAGCAAATGCTTAAGGGTATGCTTAAAGAATACGATGACTTTATGTATAGAACCGCAAACGAGGCTGTAGATAACAGCGACGAAGCTGCAATATTAGCGTTTAGGGATGCTGTTTCAAAGCGCCGTGAATACGGTAAGTTATACGAAACAGACAATTTCGTTAAAGACCTTGTTAGCGGTAAAAAAGGATTGGACGACGCTGTAAAAGACTTAATTGGCACGGGTCAATTGGTCGGAAAAAAACGTATGGAAAGCACTTTCGACGCTATTGTTAAAGCCGCTGGCGATGAAAGCGAACTAGTTATACGTGACTTACAAGCAGGTTTCGCTAAAAAATTATTACAGCAATCAATAAAGGGGCGTGCTTATATGTCCCCAGAAGAGTCATATTTATCTGCTCTTGAGACACAAAAGGCGTTAAAAGGTCTATTTGTAAACAACCGTAACTTTGCTAAAAAATTGTTTGGTGAAGATAATTACAAAGCCGCGTTAGGTGCGATAGACGAATTAGAGATAATTGGCAGAAGTCAGCCAGCTACGCAAAACCCTTCTGGTTCTGGTTTGTATATTTTACGAGCACTCAATAAAATACCATTTATGAATATTGCTTCTAAGAGCTTTGAGACAGCGGGTAAATCGATCAAAGAAGGTGCGGTTAGGAAGTCTCTTAAAGAGTTAATTGACACAGTTCCAATAGATGCGCAATCAAACCTGTTTAAGCCAAGGAATACTGGAGCAGCGGCAGCAATTATGGAGAAGCAATACAAAAACATACCACACGCCACTATATACGGCGATGTGGATTACTCTGAAGGAAACGAATAGAATGGCAAAAATAGCACCTTACACATTTTGGCAGTCGTTTGACGATAATGGTGATCCATTAGCGGCAGGCACGATTGACACATACGAAGCTGGTACATCAACACCAAAACAAACGTTTACTGACAGCACAGAAGGCACAGCAAACGCTAACCCTGTTGTATTGGACGCAAGCGGGCGTGCTGCTATATGGCTTGATACTGGTTCTTACAAGTTTGTGATCAAAGACAGCACGGGCGCGACTATATCAACTGTTGATAATATAACAGGTGATAGCGCTAATGTGTTTGGTAGCACTGTTGTATCAGTATCTACTAATACAAATGTGACAACATCACACCAAAACAACATAATCGAGTGTACCGCAGCTTTAACCTTGTCCCTTTTGGACGTAGCAACCGCTACAGAGGGTTTTCTGTTCGGTGTTAAGAACACAAGCGCAGGTGTGGTTACAATCGACCCAGACGGCTTAGAATTGATTGACGGCGCAAGTACAATAACTGTAGCGGCTGGCCAAAGCGTTATGGTCATTTGTACGGGTACGGCATGGATTTCCATGTACTCAAACGACATAACCGCACTAGATAACACGTTCTCAGGTGATAACACGTTTAGTGGTGACACCACACATAGCGGCGACTTTGCTATGAGCTCGTCACAAATGCAGCTTGTAAAAGGCGCAGACGTAGCGAGCGCTACAGCACTACCTATATTAACAGACGGTAATTACTTCGATGTAACTGGTACAACAACAGTGACCAGTATTAATACAACAGGTACGGTCGGTACGGTAATTAAATTGCACTTTGACGGCGCTTTGACACTAACACATCACGCAACCGACCTAATACTACCAACTGGTGCTAATATCACAACCGCCGCAGGTGATGAAGCTGAGTTTGTTGAATACGCTTCTGGTGACTTTAGATGCACAAACTACACTAAAGCTGACGGCACAGCCCTTGGCGCGACTGAGGTTATTAAACAAATCGTAACCGCGACAAGCGCAACTGAGATTAGTAGCACTACTACTATACCAGCGGATACATCTATACCCCAAAACACAGAAGGTGAGGAAGTGTTCTCACAAGCTGTTACACCAACAGATGGAAGTTCTACTTTAATAATAAGTGGTTTTATAAACTTTATGCAGTCAAACGGTAACAGCGCTTGTATAGCCTTATTTAAAGACAGCGACGCAGACGCTATTGCGGTTAATGTTTGCGGAGATGATGCTAGCGGTGTGGCGCAGGGTGGTGCTTTTGAGTTTCAGGTAGCGGCAACCGACACTAGTGCGAGAACTTACAAAATACGTGTCGGTTCAGCCGCAGGCACGTTTTATGTGAACAGAGATTCTACAGCCGATCTATATGGGTCTGGTAAGCTGATTTCAACACTTAAGATAACGGAAATTTAATAACACCGTAACTGGTTAGGTGAGTATTTTATATGAGTAGTATTATGATATGGTTATTAATACCTTACATGGCGATATGCAGCGGATGGTCTGGCGGCACACTTAAGGGTCACAAGATATTTGGTCGCGCAAAGATGGTTCCTGAGCTATTATTCGCTTTAGGGTTTATGACTGTGTATTACCCACTATTCGGCTGGTGGGGGTTAATAGCCGTTTTTTGGGCTTTCGGATGGATGGAAACAGGGCATGCTAATGCGTTACCTTGGGGTGCTGGTAATCATAATCCAGATAGAGAGAATACTTTATCGCCTGTTGTAAAGAAGTTATCCGACTGGTTAGGGATAGAGTATTACAGTAAGGATTATGCGCGCCTGTTTATGGCGGTTAAAGGTTTACTTATAAGCCTGCCTGTTGGTGGGTCTGGTGTGTTCTTTTGGCCTTTAGGCTACGAGATAGGCCACAGAGTTAAAAACCATTTAGTAAGTGAAATGGCTAGCGGCGCAGGTATTGGTTTATCTATTATTATATTTAGTTATATGGTGGGGATATGAGGTTAGGTTTAAATTTAGGGTTGCAAAAAGTGATACCGTCTGGCGCGTCTACGCCTGTATGGGACATAAGTAGCGCGACATACTCACAGAATTACGCTGTAGATGAAAGCACCGCGCCCGCTGATGTTTATTTCAGCACTGACGGTACTGTTATGTTTGTACTTTCAAATAACAATGACACAGTTTACCAATACATCCTCAGTACAGGTTTCGATTTAAGCACAGCAGGCGCTACAGCGGATGCTTCTTATTCTGTGACATCCCAAGAGAACAACCCTAGAGGTTTATCATTCAACGATGACGGCACAAAGATGTTTATCTCTGGGTTAGGCGCAGACGCAGTCTTTGTTTACGACTTAGGAACCGCGTGGGACATAGGCGGCACAGTAACTTACAATAGTGACACTCTAAGCATCATTACCAACACACCAATTAACCTAGCTGGCGAAATAAACTCAGACGGGACTGAGTACTACACTATTAACTCAGGCGCAGGTGTTAGGCGGTACACACTATCAACACCTTGGGATATATCTAGTGGCAGTTATGTGTCTGCATTATCCGTGACAGGTGTAGACGCTACACCATATGGCGTAAGGATTAGCCCAGATGGGACACAGATGCTTCTGCTCGGTCAAGGTAACGATGATATTTATATTTATAGCCTTTCTACAGCATGGGATATAACAAGTGCGACTTATGACAGTGTGAGTTTTGATGTGTTTGCACAAGATGGCTCAATGACAGGACTTTATATTAACCCAGACGCTACCAAAATATTCACAGTTGGTACAGCGAATGATGATGTTTACGAGTATGACTTATAGGAGAAAACAATGACGAATATAGCAGTATTAATAAATGAAGCGGACACAACACAAGGCCGTATTATTCAGGGTGAATTAACGAACATGACTTTTGTTACGGTTAATATGCCCCTCAATGACGCTATCGAACAGGCTAAAGGTTTTTTGTTAGCTAAGCAACACGAAGCCGAAAAGCTTGCTTTGTCCTCTATGGGTCAAGTTGGTTACGACATACAAGCTTAAGGTGGTATTATGCGCCTTGGTTTAAAGTCAGGATTAACACAAGTGGGCGCTACTGGCGCAGCGTCTTTTGATAGCTTCACTTATGATAGCGATACATTTTTTTGGGATGGAAGGTCTAACACAGATACATTTACGGACAATACAATCGATACAGTTGGGGCTGATGCTGTAGGGAAAATGCCAGACCAATTAGGTAGTGCTGTTTCTCTTTCGGAAGATAACAGAGATTACCAACCTCTTGTTGTAACAGACGGTTTAAATTTCGGCGGCTCTTCAAATAGAACATTAACTGCCGATAGTATTGCCCCTTTAGATAGCGATGCTACGTATTTTTATATGATAGCTAATGTAAGGTTTGACGCGATCAATGGTGGCGTTATTTTCGTAAATTGTGGGGAAGATATTTGGATATATTTGACAAATTCGCGTAAATTTGGATTGAAAATAAACGGAGCTTGGAAAACTTACTCAAACTCCATAACGCTTAGTTCATGGCAGACATTCGAATACCTTATAGACACAGTTACCAATGATGTAACATTTTGGCTGGATGGGGTTGAAACCGCCCTTCAATACGACAATGTAGGTACGTTATCTAGCTTTGGCGCTGTTACTGATATAGCTGTAGGCACATCGGGCGGTTCCATAGACGGGGCTTTACAAATGCTAGGTATGAGAATGGCAACAACAGATGATAGTGATATTCGATCATCTATGCAAAGTTACTTTACAACGGAGTTACCTTCATAATGGCAGCTACAACGTATAAATATTGGAAACCTGACCCTAACCTTCGTTCTGACTACGGCGGAGCCGCTATTCAAGATGGTGGGGATAGTGCTGAAGTTTCTAAAATGGACTTGGCGCAGAGACATATTTGCCGAGAGGCTGGTTGGCCTTTAGGAGCAACAAGGTTTATTGCAGAAATAGGCAATGACGGCTCAGATGACTGGATGGAAATTTCAGACGATTTATATACTGGAATATCCTCTTATCTAACCGCAACAGAGCTTACAACTGTTACAAGCACAATGCCAGCGGGCTACAGCGCCACAAGTAAACAGATAGCATTGCAACCTTATCCAGACAAAACTAACATTTACCTTCGTGGTGACTCTATATCGGCTGGTTTGGGAACCAGTTCAGGTAATCTGATCGATACTATGGTTGGTCAAGCGGCTGATGACTTAGATACTATAACGTGGGACAGTGGTACTGTTAGGCACGGTGTTGGAGATAATTACGCTGTGTTTAGTACAGCGTTGGGTAGCTCTAGCTGGGGCAATACAAATTCACCAAATCACGAATACCCTGAAAGAGAGGATTTAGCATATCCGCAAAGAACCCAAACCATCCCGTTAAATGGTGGTAATTGTATATTTATATACTGGTTGGGTACGAATGATATTAATTACGATTCTTCCAAAACAGGGTCGGATGTATGGACAAGGGCATCCACAAGAATAGCGGCGCTGAGAAGTGAGTTTCCAAACTTGAAAATCATTGTCTGCACATTAATTAGACGTGGTGAAGATGACCCCCTTACAGAAGGTACACAGAATTATAAGCTTAATGCCTATAACGTCCTTGCGCGTGCGAACTATGCAACAGCAGGCGCAGATTACCTTCTTGATCTGGATGCTGCAAGCACAGAATTAAGTGTTTTGAACGGCGATACAACAGACATAACCTATTACACAGATGGAACACATCTAACAACAGCGGGGCATGCCCTGCTTGTTGCGGCGACTAAGACGGCAATACAATCTGTTTAGCTTATATATTAGTACTATTGTAATATACAACTTATTATGTTATTGTTTTAACATAAAGAATATGGATGAACATGAACTTATTACTAGATAGCATTATAACATTTAACTTTACAACCAGTGTAATTCTGATTGTTCAGGTATTAAGGCACTATTTTTTCTTTTTAAGTGGTGCGCCAAGTGAGATTAAAGATGCTTTAAGAAGAGTATTCTTAGCTGATTTCCTTATGGCCGCAAGTGTGTTTGCTTTCAATATGGTTGATGATAGTACGTTAGGGCATGGCCTTGAAGTTGAGGTTTTATTAAAACTTATACAAGCATCCTCAATCATCTACGCTTTACATGCCAATTACAACCTTTACATAGCAGTCAAAGAAATAGGTGATTAATGTTTTCCCCAGAAACAATAGAAGTACTATCAGAGGCAGGGGTTGGCATCGTTGCCGTTGTTGTTGTTGGGGTTTTATTTTGGCGGTTTTTGCAATTATACACAGTAACAACCGAAACACACCGAATAGAGCGAAACGAATGGCGCACTTCTATGAAGGAAACTCAAGATAATTCTACGAAAGCAATCACAGAGCTTTCTAACGTTATTAGGGACATAAACAGTAAATAACACAAAGGGGATAATATGGCTTTAAACAACCGTATATTAGTAATCTCTGAAAAAAGATGCGGGTCTTGTAAAGAAACAAGGCCAGCGGAAGAGTTTTCGAAAGACAAAAACAGTAAGAGTGGGTTAGCCTGTTATTGTAAACAGTGCCACAAAGAGAAAACCCACGCTTGGCGAAATTCTCCAGATCAAAAAAAGAAAGCTAGGTTGCGGTCTAAAAAATGGGCGCTAGATAACCCAGACAGGGTTCTTGAGAATGACAGGCGCAAGAACCTAATAAAAAAGTATGGAATAACATTGGAGCAATACGATGATATGTGCTCTAAACAGAGAGGGGTATGTAAGATATGTCAAGGGTCGTGTAAGACTGGCTATAGATTAGCAGTAGATCACTGCCATACCACAGGAGAAATTAGGGGTCTTTTGTGCCAACCATGCAACACTGCGCTCGGTAGTGCTAGAGACGATATTGACACCCTTAAAAAAATGATAAAATATCTGGAGGGTGAATTATGAGTGTCAACAATAGGATTCTAGTCTGCTCTGATTTACACATTCCGTATCATC